GATTTCTGGCAAGGTGCTAACTTCAAGTTGAAGGCAAAGAACGTTGCTGGTTATCGTAACTATGACTCTTCTGAGTTTGCTGCTACCAGTGCTTTACTAGATGATGACGATGCGATGGAAGCAGTCTGGAAGAAGGAGCATTCCTTAGCAGAATTAGTTGCTGCTGATCAGTTCAAATCATATGATGAACTTAAGACTCGTCTTGGTTATGTTCTTGGTAACAAGCAAGTTCGTAACGATGCTGAAACTGTAGAACAAGAAGTTGAAGATGTGAGAGCATCTGCTCCTGTTGTTGAGACAGTAGAATCTGTATCTAGACCTTCTGCTACAGAAGATGAAGATGATACACTATCATACTTTGCTAAATTAGCAGAATCGTGATATAATCATATTTTCTAGTTCTTATAAGATCCCTTCGGGGATCTTTTTTATTGCACTAAATTATTATTTTCTGTTGATATTAGAGTCTCTGAAAGATATTGACTATTTCTATCATACTTCATGATTCTTCTAAAATCATTTACAAACATCTGAACATATTCTCTTTTTAGAGGTCTTATTAATCTTTTATCTTCATTTATTTGAGTTTCGTAGTCAAAATTAGATATCCCTATTACAGGTGAAATTTTATCTCCTGTAACTGATTCTTCTATTCCTCCAACTTTAGTGTACCATTTATTAGAAGATCCACCAAATCCTGCAGCAGGACCATCAATTTGAAATGGTCTACCACTTGATACATCATGTTCTACTATTTGACCTGCTGGTAATATTAATCTATCATTTTCATCTCTTACTTCTATAGTTTCATAATGGTGAATATCATTCATCCGAATCCCATACTTATCTTCAACATATTCATATAATTCTTTATTTGTGAGTGGCCATTCATTTCTAATGTTGGTTATACCACAAGAAATAATAACAATATAATCTAAATCTGGGTCTCCGTAAAGATCTTCAGCAACATTATCAGGTCTAGCACCGTCAGCAACAATAAATTTATTGAATATTGTTGTTTCTTTAGTTAACCAATCTAATAGTTTATTCTTACGGAATAAATTTTTTATTACGATAAAATCGTTTGATGATATTTTATGTGATAGTGGTGATTGATACCTTACATTAGGTAATTCTCTTAAGTATCCCATTAGTATCCTACTCCTGAAGTTCCTTTGTAATCTTCCTCATATATTGGATTTGTCTCTTTAAATGACATAGCAACTTTCATATGAACAGGTACTGATCCATCAGCATAGGTTGCATAAGTTCCTGTACCAGTATAGTTAACTGATAATGATGTTAAGGCACAAGGTTTAAATGTATTTAAGAATGGATGTGTGTTTCCTCCACTTCTATATTCTAATAAAAATAAGTCTGGAGAATTTATAAGAGCTCCACCATTCATACCATTATCTTCACCTTTTTTAGGAGCCATCGCCATTTTTAATGATCTAATTATATCCATTGCTCTTATACCTTCTTTTTGACTTCTTGGTGTAAATGTAAAATCAAATTTAAATTCTCTTAAGTTAACACCGTCAAATAATAATTCTTTATTACTGTTTAGGATTTTTCCCATTCCCCTTGACATTACACTATTGGGTGTAGTATTACCACCAAATTGATTTACGGCAAGACCAGCAAGAGATGCTCTTATGGCATTTTGCATTTCTTCACCATCACCAATTCCAAGGTCTTCAAAGTCACCACCTTTAAGCATACTATCAATTATATTTTGAACCATACCTAGTGTTTCACCTGGTCTTGACATAAGACCACTAGCTAAGTCTAAACCAGCTAAGGTGAATAAATTCATGGAATTACCAGACCATACACAAGAATTTCCGTCATTAACTTGTTTTGGTATTGGTAGTTCTACATAAAATTTTGTTTTCTTTTTTAATTCACCTACACGACTATCCATTCCAGCACCTGAAATTTGAGACCTTGATTTGTCTATGAATTTCATATCTTGTGCATAAGTTCCATCATCATTTCTATTAAAGTCTTTTATTGAACCGTCTTTCTGCTTTTCACTCGAAAATACTTTAGTTGCGTCTTCTGTAAAGGCAAATGATAAACCATCTTCTGGAGGTAAGTATTTGACGCATTGTATCAAAAAACTGTCTTCTGAGTTTGCTTTACTTCTATGGTATGGATATTCCATGTAGAACTTTTCATTTGGTGTAAATGCTTTGTTCTTTCCAACTTCTTCTATGGGTTTATCTGTTCCACTTATTGGTTTTTCAAATGTTACACCAGTAGATTCTTGTAATTTTCTATTTTCGACAGGATCTACCCGCCAGGTACCCATTGCCATTATCGACCTAATTTAGTATTATCAGCTATTTATACCTTTTATTTTGGTTTATAAAATATTGCCCATCCAGTTGCAATATATTTTTCTCCTATATTAGGTGTTACGCCTTTATGTGGATGAGTCCATCCTGCAGACCATATAACACCTCTTCCTTGTTTTGCCTCTACTGTAGTTTTTTGATATGGAAACTCAGTTCCACATTTTGCATCATTTAAGTAGATCATCCATGCTAACATTCTGTGTGGATAACTGCTTGATTGTTCGCAGTGAGTAGCAAAATATCCTTGACCATTCTCATACTTCTGTATATTATACCAATTATCCATTCCCCACCAATCACATCCTTTATCTAAGAATGAGTACTCTTTTTTGATGTTATCTGATAGTTTGAGTACAGATGGCATTAATATATCATTATAATGTTGAGTATGAATATTATCAAAATTACAGTGGATATCTGTAGATTTTTTCTCATTAGTTATCTTATTATATCCAGTTGTTCCTTGTTCCCGATGATCATCATTATCAAAAAGTTCAATAATTTTATTGCATGAGTCTTTAGATAAGATATTATTATATACTTTTAAACCGTGCATTATATTATTGTTTATTATTTGCTATTCTACTATGAATGTCTAAATCTTGCAAATGGAATACCATCCAAGTCAGTTAGTTCATCATTAGATATTTCATATAAACCTCCTGCAACTTCATTCCATGTGTAATTTCTATGATCATTCCAGTGAAAGTTAATTCCTTTGAATCCCCATTCATATACTCCAGTTACACCAACTAGGGGATTTTGGTCATATCTAATACCTGAAGTTTTTGGATTATATACAAAGACATAGAACTTTCCTACTTGAGGTGTTTTACCACCTTCTTGTAAGACACTCATAATTTCCATCATTAAATCATCGGCATTTTCTGTGCCGATTAAATTATCACGTATGTCTTTAACTCTACTCATTTAATTCCTAGTTCTTTTTCGGTAATCACTTTGAATTCCCATTGCCTATCAGCACAATATTCTCTTGCTTCTTTCCATTTTGTCTGATTTGTAGCATATGTATATGCTTCTTTTATATAACGTGGTGTTTGACGTTTTGGTTTTTTAGGTGGACTACATTGTTTTAAAGGTTTAACCTCTATTACATATTTTTTTATACTACCATCAGTTTCTTTTACCTTCATATAGAAATCTGGAAAGTATCTGTGTTGGCGATTATCAACTGGAGATATGTAAGGTATTACAATTTCTTCACTTGCCCATTCTAATACATTTGCATTCTTATCACAGTAAACCATGAACTTTCTTTCCCATAATGATCGAAATACTATATTAGTAGGATCACCTTTATATTTGTGAGGAAAAGTTGGATAATACTTTCCTTTATAAGCCATCTAAATAGAAATGATATAATAGAACTATTTAGAGTGTCTGCTCCAATTCCAAAGAAAATATCTCAAATATTACCAAAGTTCCAGAATGTTGCTCAAAGTTCTCATTATTTGGTTAAGTTTGGATTACCACATAATGGTAAATTAAGAACACATTTAAGAAGTAAAGGTGTAGATTATAGATTTCATACACAAGATATAGGATTGCTTTGTAATTCTGCAGTTTTACCTGGATCTACTTTTGCTACAGAAGTAGTTCAAGGTGAATTTCAAGGTGTAACTGAGACGATACCACATACAAGAAATTTTACTAGAATTAAATTAGAGTTTTATGTAGATAATGAATATAGAACACTTAAGTTCTTAGAGCATTGGATGGAGTATATTACAGGAGCATCTTCAGCAGATTCTGCTGCTAGTGGATATAATTTTAAATTAAATTATCCAGAAAATTATAGATCAGAGTCAACTAAGATAGTTAAGTTTGAAAAAAATTATCGACAAAATATGGAGTGGAATTTTGTGGGATTATATCCTATTGCATTAGATTCTACTAGAGTCCAATATCAAAGTTCTCAATTATTAAAAGCAAGTTGTGCATTTGCCTTTGAAAGATATGTTTGTGGAAGAGCAGATTCATTCGCTCAAGCTAAAGGTGTTGCTAAGAATACAACAGGACCTTATTCTGAAGAGGCTGCAAAGCATAAAGAAAAAATTCTATTGTTAAATCCAACTACTACTCCAAATGATCAGAGAGTGGATGAATTGAAAAAGAATTCTAATACAGCATCAAAATCCAAAGGTATTGAAAGTGCATCGTATTGGAATGATCCTCTTTCTGGTCACACAGTTAGTGAAGGATTTTTCACTGCATAATAATTTTAAATTACCTCTATAAATAAAACTACTTGAACTGAGCATATTATGCCTTTACCAAAAATTGCGACTCCTTCTTATGAGTTAGTTGTTCCTTCTACCAAGAAGAAAATTAAATATAGACCTTTCTTAGTTAAGGAAGAAAAGGTTTTGATTATTGCTATGGAGAGTCAGGATAATAAACAAATAGCAAATGCTATTAAAGATGTTCTTTCTGCTTGTATTTTGTCTAAGGGTGTGAAAGTTAATGATCTTTCTACTTTTGATATTGAATATCTATTCCTCAACATTCGTGGTAAGTCTGTTGGAGAAGAGGTTGAAGTTATGGTTACTTGCCCAGATGATGGGGAAACACAGGTTCCTACAACTATTAATTTAGATGATATAAAGGTCAACATTAATGAGGATCATACTCCAGATATTAAATTAGATGATCAATATACTTTGAGAATGAAGTATCCTTCTATGGAAGAGTTTATTAAAACTAATTTTTCTATGGATGGAGATGTGAATGTTGATGATACATTTAAGTTGATTGCATCATGTGTTGAACAAGTTTATTCTGAAGAAGAATCTTGGGCTGGTGCTGATTGTACAAAGAAAGAATTATCTGATTTTGTAGAATCACTTAATTCAAAGCAATTCAAAGATATTGAAAAATTCTTTGATACTATGCCTAAATTGTCACATACGGTTAAGGTGACTAATCCAAAAACAAAAAAGGAAAATGAAATAGTGTTGGAGGGTCTGCAAAGTTTTTTCGCATAAGTATGTCTCATGAAGATCTTGAGTCATACTATAAAATTAATTTTGCTTTGATGCAACACCATAAATATAGCTTAACGGAGTTAGAAAATATGATGCCTTGGGAAAGAGAAATTTATCTCGCACTCCTACAGCAATATATTGAAGAAGAAAATTTAAAGCAACAACAAAATGGCTGAACCCATTCAATCACCAATAGGAGGAGGAATCCGTGCTGTTAGAAACACCGTTTCTAGTAGTATATTTACTGGTGGTGGTGTTGTAAGACAAAGACAAGATTCTGTAGCAGTAAATGCAACAGTTAGAAATTCTGCGTTATTGGGTGGTATTGCATCTCAAGTTAGTAATGTAAGTCAACAGACAATCGAGTTAAATAAGTCTTTACAAATTATTTCGCAAAGTTTAGCAGTTGGTGCTAATTTAGATAGACAAAGAGAAGCAGCAAATGCTCAAAGACAAAGAAGGTTAATAAGTCAAGGATTAGCAGATGCAAATGAGCAAAGCATAGAGAGTAAGATTAGAGATGCTTTAATGGCTCCTGTTAAGAAGATAGGTAAGAAAGTACAGTTTGGGTTAAGTAAATTAGTTAATGTATTTTTTATATTAGCTGGTGGTTGGTTATTAGAAAAAACAGTTAATATGCTTAAGGCATTATCTGGTGATAATCAAGAGAAGTTTGTACAGATAAGAAATGATTTAATAAAGGGATTATTAGTAATTGGAGGAACGGTTGCTCTCGTTACTGCAGGAATGGGAGGTCTGACCATAGGTATAGGCAAACTCGCTTTGGCATTAGGGTCAGTTGCTCTTGGTGGTATATTAATAAGACCATTAGATAAATTAAAGAATGCGATATTTGGTGTTGCCAGAAATGCAAAGGGAATGCGACCACCTACGGGAGGTATTGTACCAGGAGGTACACCAGATACGAAAGTAACTCAAAAAGGACCTAAAGGTAGTACTCCTATTGGATCTAAACAATTCCAAAATAAAGGTTCTGGTGCTCTTAATAAGGTCTCAATATTTGTTACTTCCATGTTTGGTGTGAAAAATGTACTTGAAGGGAAACCTTTCCAGTATGAACTTATGGATCAAGGTGCAGGATGGGCTGGTGCTACTATGGGAGGTAAACTTGGTTCTAAAATTCCTGGACCTCCTTGGTTTAAAGCATTAGCAGGTGCAATTACTAGTATAATTTTCTTCCAAGGGGGTTATGGTGCTAGAGGAACTGTCTCAGATATAGTAGGTGAAGATAAATTAAATGAACTTCAAGAGGAATTGAAATCAGGTAATGTAATGCCTGGAATGATGAGTCCTATAACGGATGAAGATTTACTTAATGAGATTGAAAATCAGAGACCACAAAGAGAAGATTTTAAGATAGGTGGAAGTGGAACACGGGAATATGAGAGAGCTTTAGAAGAATTTGAAGCGGATAAAGGTGGTAGAATAGAAGAATTAAAAGGTAGAATTGAAGCACAGAAAAATCAAGCGAATGTTGATCCAATATCGAAGCAAGATCCAAAGATTGACGCAAAGAATCTTAGAGAACAGAAAACCTCTAGTTTAAGTAAAAAGTTGGGATCTTTGGAGGATCCTAAACCTAGTGTAATTCCATATCCTAATATAGGTGGTGGTGGGGATCCTAATGCAGCAAGTGGAAATGTTGCTGCTGGTGCTGTTGGTGGCGGTGTTCCTGTTATACCAGCATCAAATGTAGATAATAGTTATGTATTTCTTGCGTTTAAAAATTATCAGGTAGTTCCAACATAACATGGATCCACAAGCTTTAGTACAATCAACTTCTAGTCTTAATAATATAAGTAGATCATTTAATGGTCTTGCTGCTGGTATTACACGTTCTAGTTTTTTAGCTAGATCCATTGCTAAAACTGTTAAGACTGATAATATAGGTAAAAAGAAACTTTTAACATCTGATGCTACTTATTTTAGGAGAAGAAGAGAATCATTTTTAAGGAGGAGAAGAGAAGATCAACTTGAAGCAGCTACAGTTAATGGTGCAGCAAAAGCAAGAGGAAAGGCTATAACAACTACTGGAAAGGGTGTTCTAGGTCGAATACTTAATTTTCTTGGAATTGTTTTGATAGGATTTGTGGTTCAAAGATTACCACAGATTCTAAAAGGTATCACTACAATAATTAAGAGGATTACTCAGGTAATTCAAATTTTTAAGGGATTCATAAATGGTATAGTTGGTATCTTTGACAGTATGTCTAGTAGGTTGGATCAAGTAATTGGAATGTTTCGTTTCTGGGATTTTGATAAACAGAAAGATGAGGCAGAAGATGCTTTCCAAAATGTTACTGATAAACTTAATAATTTAAATTCAAGTTTCATTGCTGGAGTTAATAGATATCAGGATGATAAGAATTTGGATGAAGAGATAGAAAGAATTGAGGCTGAATCACAACAGCAAAATAAATGGTGGGATCCTATGGGAGTTAGGGGTCAAGATGATGAAGGTGCAAAGAACCAATGGTGGGATTTTCTTGATTTGTTCCCAAATAAAAATAAGACAGAAGGGGAAGGTAATGAAGATGGTCAAAAAGATGATATTAAAGAAGAGGTTAAGAATGAAGTTTTAGAGTATTTTGAGGGAGGAGAAATTAAGGCTGGTCAAACAGCACTTGTGGGTGAAGGTAAGGATGGTAAATCTAAGGATAGGGAATTATTTGTTCCTAAACAGGATGGATTTATTCTTCCAAATAATATAACTGAAAAATTAATGGAAGCATCTAGTTTCTTAGAATCTAATAAATTGAAAAATAGCATGAAATCAACTGCTGAAAACTTCGATATCGGTACTATGACTGATATGATGAAGGGATTTAGTAGTGTATTAGATAGTATGAGTGAAGTTGAAGATCCTTCTAAAAATATTGAAAGTATTGGTGAAGAATTAAAAACAACTCTTCAATCACAAATGCGTGGACTTGTTGAGAGTGGGGAATCTAAAAGTGTAATTGATTCTATTAAAGGTATTAGTAAATCATTAAAACCTGAGATGGAAGGACTTGCTTTTGATTTAAAGGATGTTATTGATGATTCGGATATTAAATCTTTATTTGAATCTACAAAGACAGATTTTGATGGTATTATTAAGGAGATAACACCAGAAAGAAAAGGTCAAAAAATCATGATGCCTCCACCACCAGGATTAGGAGCAGATGCTCAATCTAAGAGTACACCACAACATAGTGGTGGTATATCTAAAGCAGGAGTAAAGGGTGGTGGTGTAAATATAAAGGAATATCATAAACATTTAACAACGTTAATTACGTCATATACTTAAATGGAAGCATTAAAAAGATCGATATACGAAGAGATTGTAATTGAATCTACAGATGGTTCAAAGACGGTTGATATTGCTCCTGGTACTGTAATGATTGATTATTATGAGGATATATTTTCACCAACTCTTACCGCTAAATTACAAGTTACCTCTGAAGGAAATACTATAAAGGGAGAAGATGGAGAATTACAATCAATTTATAATGGTCTACCTTTAAGAGGTGGAGAAACAGTTACTATAAAAATTGCTGGTAATAGTGATAAAAATCCAGGAATCGATTTATCATTTTTTGTATCTAGTATTAGTAATGTAATTAGTAGAAAGAAATCAGAATCATTTACGTTAAATTTGGTTTCTATTGGTGCAATAACTAATGAAACATCTAGGGTTGGTAGAAAATATCCAACATCTAATAAGATATCAGAATCTATAAAGGATATAATTAAAAATTATTTGATGGATCAACGTGAGGTTGATGTAGATCCAACTCAAAATGTATATGGATTTATCGGCAACATGAGAAAACCATTTACTGTTTTAATGTGGTTGGCATCTAGAGCAGTTCCTGAAACTGCAAAGGATGGTAGTACTTCAGGATATCTATTTTTTGAAACTAAAGATGGATTTCATTTTAGATCTATTGATAGTTTAATAAATTCAGAACCTTCTGCAAGATATTATTCAACTGAAGTTATAGAACAAAAAAATACTGATTTTAAAATCATAAGATATAAAACATCTCAAAATGAGGATGTTCTAGGTAAACTTCAAAGAGGTGCTTACTGTAGTTATAGAATATTTTTTGATCCATTAACTTTCAGTTACACAGATCCACTTAAAGGTCCATTTACATCTGAAAACTATGCTAGTAAAGATCCAAAAAAAGGTAAATCTTCAACTTTAGGTAAAGGTGTTAAATTACCAGGTAATTTGGGAACTACACCTAGTAGATTTGTTACTGCTATTATGGATAGGGGAACTATGGAAAAGGGTGTATCTAAAGCAGAAAATGCTGATCCAACTTTCACACAATCTCAAGCACTTATGAGATATAATTCTATATTTTCTCAAAAACTTAGTATGACAGTACCCTCTAATACGAATTTAAAGGCTGGTGATATTATTGAATGTGAATTTGCTCTTTCTTCTGCAAAAGACACAGTTGATACTGAGCAAAGTGGTCTATATATGATTAAAGAACTATGTCATCATTTTGATCCAACAGGATCTTACACTTCATTAACATTAATTAAAGATACATACGGCACTAAAGAAAAATGATAGAAGAGTCAATATTAAAGAGTAATTTTGTAGGAAGAGATGGATTTAGATGGTGGATTGGTCAGATTGCACCAGAAGAATGTCAGGGTGGTCAGTTAAATCAAGTTGTAGATACAATACCAGCTCCATTACCACCTGGTGCTAAACCTGATGATTATGATCAATCTGATCCTTGGGGTAATAGAATTAAAGTAAGGATCATGGGATATCATCCTCAAGATCCAATTGAATTACCTGATAAGGATTTACCTTGGGCTCAGATTTTATTACCATCAACTGCAGGATCTGGTGGCGGTGGTGTTTTTAGATCGACTAGATTAACTCCAGGTGATAGTGTATTTGGTTTCTTTCTTGATGGTGATGATGCACAATTACCTGTAATATTGGGAATATTTGGTAGATCTTCAAGTCCAGTTAAACTTGGACCTTATAAACGACCATTTGAACCTTATACTGGATATACTAAAAAGAATCCACCAAGTGCTTATTTTTTAAATAAGGAAGTTGGTGATCAATCAGGACCTAGTGCTACTCCATTACCTATTGATTTACCTAAGGAAGTTGCTGATAAGGTAAACACAGCTAAACTTAGTAAATTAATTAGTAAGTTTGGTCAAGAACTTGGTGAAATTGAATTTGATAAACAAAAGATACAATCTTCTTTTACTGCTTTAGGAAGTTTAATTGATAGTCCTACAGTATCTCAAGGCATATCGACTATGAAACTTGCCAGTAGGCAAATGAAGACTGAAATGAAAAATATGCAGAAGGATTTGAAAATATTAACAGATTCAATTGATAAGGATGCTATTAAAGCTCAGTTTGCTGATGTTCTTGGTGGAATTGATACTGATGCATTTAAAGCAAAGGCAAAAGAACTTAAAGGTATAGTAGATGTAAAAATAAAAGAAAGAACTGCGAATGCGAAGGCACAAATTAAAGCATTAGGTGGTGGAATTGCTAAGGATATGATGGGCAAATTGCAAACTGAAGTTGCTAAGAATGCTAATGAAGGAATAAAGAAAGTATATGATGTAGAATTTGCAAAAGAATTTGCAAAAACTAAGAGTAGAGCTAAGGCAAAAATAAAAGGTATTGCAGAGCAAGCAGCATTTATTAAACCACTTAAATCTTTCCATTCAGGTCTTCCTTGCATTTTACAAAATGCTATAGGTGGCATGGGTGATGCTATTGATGGAATAATAGATCAGTTAGTAGATAATGTGACTAATTTTACTGAATGTATTATGGATCAGGCAATTGGTGGTATAATGAATAGTATAATTGGAGGTCTTACAAAAGGTATTATGCCATCTTTGGGTGGAATATCTGGTATTTTGGGTGGATTTAGTCCTGGCGATTTCCTTAGAGGTAAAGCAGAAAATTTACAATCAATCGCAAATATGTTTGAGTGTCAAGAAAAATCAGATGATGAATCTATGACAGTTCAGCAATATGTTGTTGGTGGAGGACCAGCACAGGCATTTGATTCTCTTGTAGATGGTATATTAGAAGTAGCAAATACAGCAGATTCTTTAACCGAAGGATTAGTAGATGCTGTTCAAGGATTTAATATTGGTGGTATAAAAGGTAGTTTGGGTGTATTTGATTTTATGAATCCAAGCGTATCTGTTCCTGGATTTAAGAGTCCACTTGGAGAATGTTATAGTGGACCTCCACTAGGATGTGCTGGTGTCAAACTCAATATTTTTGGTGGCGGTGGTATTGGTGCAAACGCTAGAGCAATTTTTGGTGATGTAATTGGCGAAGGTGTAGAAGCAGTTGGTAGTATTATTGGTATTGATTTAAAGAGTGGTGGATCTGGTTATAATGCTGCACCTTTTGTTGAAATTGTTGACACTTGTAATAAGGGATATGGTGCTGTTGCTAGAGCAGTAATAGATCCTGATCCACAATCACCTACTTATCAGCAAGTTGTTGATGTTATTGTCCTTACCCCTGGTGAAAATTATCCAGTTAAGAATACTGATGGTGAACAAAATGAACCTGTTATAGTTGATCATGTAACTATTATTAATCCTGGTGAAGACTATGATAGGGATGATAAGGTAATTGATGATGCAGGTAATGAATATACTACTTTTGTAGATGATTTTGGTAGAATTGTTAATGTGATTCCACCAGACGGTACAACAATGAATACTCCAGAAATAAATGAGTTTCCTGATCTTACAGTGGTATCTAAAGATGGTTCACCATCTACTGGTTTTGGTGCAATATTAAGAGCACAGTTGAAACCAAGACCTCCATATCAAGGAGAAGTTAAGCAAGTTATCGACTGTATTAGTTGAAATAAATAGAAGGGTAAGGTATTAAAATATGGCAAAACAACCAAGTTGGCAAAAAAGACAGGTTGATTCGTTTGGTAATTTTAAAGTTGAATATGGAAACCCATTAAATCACTTGGGTGGTCCTGCAGTTTTTAGTTTGATCGGTAATGGTGCTGGTGGAACTGGTAAACTTGGATTGAGAGAAAGTGGAACTTTTGATATTATTGTTGATCAAACTGTAAAAATTACTGGTGCTGCCAATAATCAGAGACCTGATGGTGGTAATGGGGTTGAGATTGTCTCGATGGAAGGTGGTATTCTTCTTAATTGTCAGAAAGGAACTCTTAAGATAAATGCTAAGAATATAGAAATTAACTCAAATACTAATATAACATTCAGAGCATCAGATAAAATTACTCACAATGCTGATCACGTTCATTTTTATGTTAGAGATTTGGATGTGGATCCTGGTAGATTTAATGGAAACGTCAAGAAAGGTGATATTATGGTGAGAGAATTAGGATTCTTATTCTCTTGTTTTAGTGGAAGTGAAGTTAAGGAGTGGGGAACCTAATGACACAAGAGCAGAATTTTGATATAAATGATGGACAAAATTTCGGTGTCAGTAATGTTGCCGAATTTTATAATGATGTCCATGTTTATGGAAAATTATATGCTGATTTAGTTGGTGGATTAAGTGGTGATGGTACTCAAGGATTAACTGTAGAAAGTTTAACTGTTAATAATAATGCCTTTTTTAAAACGGATGTATCCATAGAAGGTCTCCTTGATACAAATTATCTTACAGTTTTTCAAAGATTAGATGTTGGTGCTGGTGGAACAGTTTTTACTGCTATATCCACTACTGATGGAAGAAATGGTGAGGGGCAGATAGGAGGTCGGGTTGGTATAGGTAGTACCCGACCAGACGCTTTATTGCAAGTTGGTGAACAACTCAAATCTCTTATTGTTACTGCTGGTGGTAATGTTGGCTTGGGTTCTACGACACCTGGAGCACGTTTCCAAGTTGGTTCTGAATGTTTAATTGTTAATACT